ACGAATACCTTGATACCACTACTGCACTAGAACATTCTTTTGCATATGATGTGGGTAAGGTATTTAAGCATGTCTTGCCGTCCGGAGCTAATCCTGTATTTGATATTATGACACAATTTAATAATAAATCGGCTAACGAATATAGGACAAAGCGAGTGAGTCGTATTGCTACGACATCAACATTTGAACCCGGAATGTCTAATATATATGAAGAAGGCACGACGTCAAGACATTTCTCAAAGGCAATAAGTATATCACTGCGTAATATGTTAGGTAAATCATCTGTAGAAATACATGTTGCAGGTAGACAATTCTTTCCACAAGGCGACCATCGGACTATTGGTCAAATTGTTTCTATTCTTACTATGGCCAATCAACAACCTAAAGGTTCGAATGAAGAGGTAGAAATTGATCAGAAAAGATCTGGTGACTATTTGATATATGGTTGTAATCACATATTTGGTAAGACTGAGTATTCAGTAAAGTTATCGCTTGTTAAGATAACAAACTATAAAGGTAATACAAAGCTATGATGAGTCATTATGGTGATAACTTTCGCTGGTTCATGGGCGTAGTAGTTAATAACCTAGATCCGCTTATGCTCGGAAGAACACAAGTTCGCATTTTTGGTATCCATAACTCGGCGCTAGATGCAATTCCTAATGCCAAACTGCCTTGGGCTACAGTGATGCAACCAACAACAAGCGGCGGTACTTCAGGTATCGGTGCGATGCCTATGCTTTTACCGGGTGCACAGGTTGTTGGGTTCTTTATGGACGGCGAAGGATCACAGCTTCCACTTATCATAGGCGTAGTTCCACATCTTGAAGTGCCGTCTGAACAACAGCTTGTCAAGGCGCAATCAGTCGAAATTGGTTATGGTGTTGGACAAGTCGATCCTGCTCTTGCACGGGCTGTGGGTACAGTAAACAACAGTATGGGTTCAAGCGCATCAACGACATCTACTACAGGTATTCCGGTATATCCGCCCGATATATCTCTCGCATGGATAGAACAGACGATCAGAAGTGAAGCAAACAAAGTAAGTATTGATCCAAATGTTGCGGTTAGATTATGGAAAGCCGAAGGCGGAGGTCAGTATCAGTCAGGTGTTACTACAGGCAATCAATTAAAAAGGAATGGTCGCGAAGCATCGTACGGTCCTTTTCAGTTGTATGTTGGTGGAGGTATGGGTAATGATTATGAGCGCGCTACCGGAAGAGATCTTGCGACTGACAATACGAAAGCCGGTGTTACTAAACAAGTAGAATTTGCATTGGCCCAGGCAAAACGTGGTGGATGGGGTCCATGGTATGGCCGCAAGCCTGCCGGGATTGCAGTGTGGGAAGGAATTAGAACCTAATGGTTTCGTTTAACAAAGTTAATAGTGTTTTATCTACATTTGACCAAAGACTTCCGCGTGATGGTTTGCTTGCTGCAGGCAACCAGGTTGTAGGAGAGTATAATGCTCAGCTCACATCAAAGCTTGGTGGGTCTCAAGGAGAAATACTAAACGGAATTCAAGCCCTGACTTCTGTCGCAGATTATCCAGGACAGTTTGGTGACAATATATTTGGTACAGCAACAATAAAACTTACTGATGCTGTAGACGGGTTTGCATCATCGCTTGTAACTGACATTGCAAGTTTATTTTCTGGTGGTTCTGGTGGGCATTCAACATTTACGGACGTATTAAACACTGCTGCGGCATTGGCTGCAGTAACTCAGGGTGGTCCGGCTTCAGGATATTTGCAAAGTTATTTTGCTGGAAGTGGTGGAGAGTCTATTCAAAGGTTATTAGGTACTGCAACAGGTAAACCTATAAGCCAATTGCTTTCAGCAGTATCTACGGTGCAGGCTGCAGGGTCTGCAAAGTTTATTCAAAATGCTATGAAGCAAGCGTTGGGTGCGACACTTGGACCTGTTATTTCAGAATTTAATGTTCGGGCAAATCTTACTATTGGCACTGCGCTTGGCTCGACTCTACAAAACATTGTCGATGCGCTTGATACTCCGGTCGTACAGATTATATCAGGGCTTACACAAGGTAAACTAAAAACTGCACAACTCAATTCAATTGCTCGTCTTATTGAAAATGGTAATTACACCGGAGCTATTGCGGCTGTCGCCGGAGTATCAACATTACCTATCGGAGAAATTGAATCTGGTATTAATGGGCTGAGTACTAAACTGTCTGATCGTGTTACGTATGGAAATGCTGTACTTACTCTGCCTAACTTTGATATTGGATCAAATGCACAAGGTTGGGATGGCGTTCGTACAAATACACCTAATTCTAATTATAACGCAGCACTTGGCAGTAGTAGCGGTAGTATTACTGGTGGCGCCACTACTAGTGCCCCCGCCGCTACTACTAGTGCCCCCGCCGCTACTACTAGTGGCGCCAGGTCCAGTAATTCAGAGCCTTATAACTTCACATACATTGCAGGTGCCGAAGAGCTTGAAGCCGAGATGAGATCATCTTCACGTGAGATAACCGAAGTTGTTATCCATTGGACTGCTACGTTTATGGATCAAGATATTGGTAGTGAAGAGGTACATCAGTGGCACCTGGCTAGAGGATTCAGCGGCTGCGGATACCATTATATTATTCGAAGAGACGGAAGACTTCAGCGTGGTAGACCTATAGGTAAGACTGGTGCACATGCAAAAGCAAATGGTCATAATAATAAATCGATTGGTATATCACTAGTGGGTGGATATACTTGTGTGTCCGGTACTTCGGGCTATCAGAATTTAGTAGGTAAAGAATCATTCACTACAGCACAGAACAAGGCGATGAATGAATTTTTGGCTACGTTCTATAAAGTATTCCCGGGTGGACAGGCATTTGGGCACAGTGATACCGATCCAGGTAATAAAATTGATCCTGGTTTCAGTGTTCCTAGTTATGTTACATCGGTATTTAATAAGAATAATATTACGACTGGTACGAGTGCACCTCTCACGGTAGCACAAATATCAACAGCACGGAGCACAGCTACAGTATGACAACAACAAATGATGAACTAGAAGACCGCATATTAGAAGGCGGGCAGTCGGCACAGAAGATCGGAGTATTTCCGAACGGTTTTCAAGATCCTGCTGGTGTGTATCCTCGTCAAGACTATTGGCATCAGTCTTCACTTAATAAAACATCACTCGGCACGAATCGTAATGATCTTACGACAAATGGCGGTATTCCCTCTTTGCAGACTGCAAAAAAAGTAAACTACGATTTGCAGTCAGAGATTCCTGAGATTGCAAATCAGGCCAAGATTGATACAAACAAGGCGGCATCAAGCTATCCGAACAACCAGGTTACCGAAACGCCGGGTGGTCATATCATTGAAATGGATGATACGCTTGGTAACGAAAGAATATTGATTAGACATAAGAGCGGTTCGGGTATTGAAATTAAACCTGATGGTTCTATTTATCTTGCATCTGGTAATAGTCTTATTGTGTCTGCTGCAGATGATGCACATGTTGTTGTTGAAGGCAATGCACATATGACATATCAAGGTAATGTGAATGTTGATGTAACAGGTGATTATAATCTGAACATTGCGGGTAACTATAATAAGTTTATTGCAGGTGACGAACGTGCCGAGATTGATGGTGCTCGAAGATATAATATTGCAAAGAACGATGGACTGATTGTCAAAGGTGGTAAGTTTACTACTGTGGCCAAAGGTGTGGTCGATACATATCTTGGAGGATTTACGGCTGCTGTCAAAGGTGCATGGGAAACAGCGGTTGACGGTACTGCCGGATTATTTTCGAGTGGAGCTATGCGAGTCACGTCTGAGGTACAACAGAATATAACATCTCCGGATACAAATATTCATGCATCAAAGCTATCGGTCTTTGGTGATACAGGTACATTTGGTGGTGAGAACATTATACTATATTCATATAATCATCATCTTGGTAATACATTATGGTTAGGCGATGGTGAAGGTGGCGCTGGTACGATTAACGTAGATACGATTCGTGCTGTGCGTATTGAAGTAGAAGGCGACATTGTAGCAAGTAATAGTATGACTGCACCTACGTTTCATGGTGATCTTGATGGTGTTGCAGAAGAAGCTCGACAGTCCAGACACCAACTGTATTCTGATCCGGATACAGGACCTGGTTCTGGTGGTAATGTAGGTGCGCCAGGAGCTCCAATTACAAATAATGCAATTAACACCGATGTTCTGGCTGATGATATTAAGGCTACTGCGTTACCCAATGCAGGAATGGCTACAACATACCAGAAGTCCTCATATGGCGTCCAGAGTGTGAAGGTGGACCCAAATGGCGACTTGCTATCATCTATTGATAGAACAGGATCAACCGGTGGAATTTCACCAAGACAGCTAACTACTGCAGAGGCCAGATCTAAAATGCGAGATAATGGCACACTTAATAATACAGACTTCATGGCAGTACAAGTGGCCGAAGGTAAGATCAATCCTGAATATACAAAGCCACAGCCCAAAGAAATAGGTAGAACTGCTGGCCCGAAACCTGTGCCACAAAATAATGAAACGACAATAGGACCGCACTGATGACACAGAGACCTGAATCGTATCAACAGTTTACCCCTAATCCAAGTCTAAAGACTGTTATACCTGATCCTACATTTAATCCAAACAACGCACCTGCGATCACGGCGGCTACTAAATTAGCACGCGGTGTTACTATAGCAAGATTTCTTGGTGGTGCAGGTGAATCGACTAACTTGAATCATATCACAAATGAAGCTGACAAACTACAGATCGCAAGACAACTATATCTGCAGGCAGAAGCAATCAATCTTGTATCTCAAAATTTTGGGGCGTTTAGGAACCATAGGCTTATCGTAATTGAAGGCTTATATCGTAAGGGCGAAAGTGAAACACTTGTGAGTGGTGGATTGAATGATCTTGCGACAAAAGGTCAAGTCGTAGTCTATCAGCTCATTAACCAAAATGGCATTCCAGATCATGCAACTATGTTTGATTTAGCTGTGTACTGGAAGGATTCTTTGTTGTATGATAAACTAATACTCGACTACGATTCGTTTAACCCGGACGGAAGTCTTGAGTGTCATATCATATTACAGATGCCTGTTGTATCAAGTACATTTACGGCTAAGTTCAAAAAACAATTAGAAACCCGGTACAATGGCAATCTCCAAACTTCTGGAGAGTTAGTAGAAATACTCGCTTAGATATTGTATAAATAGTTTAAACAATCTAGAGTATTGATCACATGGCAACAAACAGAGCATTTGCAGCAGAAGATGGCCAGCTTGGCACCGTCTCGCTCATTACTGCACGAAGTAAAGATTACAAGGATATCGATCTTTCTTTTGTGGCCAGACCTGACGGTGACGTCTATCGAAAGAACGATGCTGCTGCAGTAAAGCAATCAGTAAAAAATCTTGTACTCACTGGATTCCAAGAAAAACCATTTAATCCATCTTTTGGTGGAGGTATGGGTAACATTTTATTTGAACCTATGGATGATCTAACTGCATTTAATGCAGAGATTAATATTAGAGCAGCCATTAAGACGTTTGAACCAAGAGCAGTCGTTGCTGATATCAATGTGCAGGCAAGACCTGATGGTAATGCTCTTGATATACGTCTTAAATTTGGGGTAATAAATACATCAGAAGTTGTGACACTCGAAACTTCTCTATCAAGGCTAAGATAATATGGCAGACGTAACAGTAACATCTACACAGCTTGACTTCACTGAGATCAAGAATAAGCTTAAAACTTATCTTGCTCAGGATACTCAATTTTCAGATTATAATTTTGAAGCATCAGGCCTTTCTAATATCCTGGACGTACTAGCATACAATACACACTTTAATGCATTGACTGCCAACTTTGCATTAAATGAGTCGTTCCTCTCGACTGCGCAGTTGCGCTCCTCTGTTGTATCACATGCTGCGACTCTTGGTTATGCTCCTCGAAGTAGGACTGCGTCACGTGCAGAAGTGCAACTAAGCATTAATCTAAACGGTGTTGCAAATAGACCTTCGTCAGTAATAATTGGTGCAGGTACTTCGTTCACATCTTCTGTAGGTGATATTACATATACGTATCAGACTATCGAAGACTATGTTGCGACAGATAACGGATCTGGTTTGTACCAGTTCTTAAACACTGCCGGATCACTGACTATTCCTTTATTTGAAGGTACACTGAAAACTAAGACATTCTATGTTGGTGAAGTGGGTGAGCGTCAGCTATATGTTATTCCGGATGATACGATTGATACCTCTACTGCTGCGGTAAACGTATTTGATACCACGAACGGTGCATCATTCAGTGCATATACATCTATTAATACTGCGGTATCAGTTACATCAACTTCTCGTTACTATTCTATTAACGAAGCCCCTAACGGTTATTATGAACTAAACTTTGGTGATGGTATTTCGTTTGGTAAAGCACCTGTTGCTGGCAATAAGATTGTTGTATCGTATCTATCATGCCTTGGTGCAGAAGCAAACGGCGGATCTACATTTACGCCTACTTCCCAAGTATCAGTACTCGGCAATGGATATAACTTATCGGTTACTACAATAACAAATTCTGTTACTGGTGCACCTAAGCAATCGATTGAATCAGTCAGGCAGAATGCCCCTATTGCATTTGCGGCACAACAAAGACTCGTTACTGCAGATGATTATCGTGCTATTATTCAAAGTAACTTTAGTACAGTGACAGATGCTATTGCGTGGGGCGGGGAAGACAATACTCCGGCAGAGTTTGGATCTGTGTTCGTTTCATTAGTATTTGAGGACAATACATCTGCTGCAGCCATTGCTTCTATTAAAGACCAAATTGTACAGCAAATTACAAACAACCTATCAATTATATCTATTGATACCAAGTTTACTGATCCTACCACAACATACCTAGAACTAGTTGCTTCGTTTAACTTTGATCCTAACCTTACTGGTGCAACAATTAAATCAACAGAAGCTAATGTGCTAGGCGTGATTAATGGATATGTTTCTAGTAATCTTAAGAAATTTAGTGGTGTGTTTAGACGTTCAGAATTACTTGCAGAGATAGATGATATCAGTGCTGCGATTCTTAACTCAAGAGTATCGGTTAAGCTTCAACAACGTTTTACGCCTACGCTTAATGTTAAAACGTCATACGATATATACTTTCCAAATGAATTAGCGGCTCCTAGTGCTGTAGATTATACGGTCACGACGTCGACATTTAGATTCAATGGTAAAGTTTGTTCTATTAAGAATAAGCTAAATGATACGAAGCTTCAAGTTATTAACTCGGTTGGTGAAGTTGAGGTCGACAACATCGGATCATTTGATAACCTACAAGGCAAGATTATTATCACAGGTTTTGCGCCTACAGAAATTACATCAGGCGTTACATATCTTAAAGTATCTGCAGTTCCGTCAAATCAATCTACTGTACGACCGCTCAGATCATATATTCTAGATCTAGATGCGGGCCCAACATTTGCTACTGGTGTCGTAGAT